GAACCGTATTTAGAAGAAATGTAATTAGTTAAAGATATACCAAATAATGGCCAATCATAATGTACATCAATTATATCATTGGCAAGTAAAATAATCCAAGTAAATCTAACATTACCATAATAATCATATGATATTGAATCAGGTCTCTCGTAATCTTTAATAATGTAAGGATAAAAAGATGTTAAATTTTTCTTGACCAGATCTCTTAATTTTACTCTATTCATCACATTCACTGAACTTGTTGTGATTATTGGTAATTGCTTTTCTATGTTGTAATTAATTTTTGAATAATTTTTAAAAAATTCAGACATTAATATCCTTGTGCAGCAAATTGATTGTTCAACGCAAAATTTTCTTTAAAAGAAATACTTAATGAAATATTAGTCGGGTATGATTGATCTTCAAAAAATGTATTGCCATATTTAACCGATAATGATTCCAAAACCGATTGTCCTATTTTAAATAGATACTCATTTCCTGTTGTTTCACCATCTAAATCATAAAAAGTTATTGTATATACGTTTGGAAATTTAAAAAATTGAGAAGGCATTGTTGCTGTGTTTGTCGTTGTTATAGTTTTGGATTTTTTATTTTCTGTTGACATTGACGCTAAATCATTTTTATCAACATCAGTTAAAGAATCGTCTTGTATATCTGTAGTAATTACCTCATCTCTTTCATGTTTACCTAGAGAAGGTAACATGCCTTTTTTTAAATTTGATATAATTTTTATTGCATTTTTCGCATCATCCGCACTTCTTGGTTTAAATTCAAAATTAAATGAATGTTGTCTTAAATTTCTCACTCCATTGAATGATAATGCCGCATATGGATTTATTTGTCTTCTCATTGATTGAGCTGCGATGTCTACAGTTGAAGCATCGAATGCAGGAGATAAAAAAGTTGCACCTGCAGTTATGGCATTATATTTGATTCTATCAGTAAAATTATTCATATAGGCATCTAATGCTTTTTCAGTGTATGGAGATAATGATTGCCATACATCTCCATATAATTCTTTAGTTTTTTCCCAAAAAGAATCATTACTATTAGTGTAATTATTATATGCTTGTTGAAGTCTATTTCTATCAGTAGAAGAAAATTGTTCAAATGCTTTACCTATTAAGCCTAATTCTACGTTCTGATAATCTGCGACATAACTAGTATTTAATGATCCTGATGGTAAAAATAAAACATAAGAATTTAAACTTTGATAAGATTCACTTGTATTACTGGATGTAAGATAACTACTAATTTCAAAAGAATTGTCCTCTAAAAAATTTGTCAATCCATTATACGGATCATTTTGTTTTTCTTGTTCTAATAATCTATACTCCCTTATAATCATAAAATGATGAAGTCCTTCAGATTTATCTCCTATATTTTTAGGGTATCTATATACATTCTTACTTGTGACTAATTTTTGTATATAACTTATATAACCAGTAGGGTCATTGTTTGTTGATAAAGTAGATACCCCTTTTTCCATTATGCCCCCTCTTCTAGAATTTGATTATAATCACTCTCACATCTCTCTCTAGTATAGATGACAGTTTCTTTTAAGTTTAGAGTTAAATTAACCGAATGCGGAGAATTATTTTCCTCGTGAAAAACTGGTTGAGGTGTATCACCAGAATATGTTACATCAAATTTTGTCATAACAGCATCTTCAATTTTGAACATCAAATTTCCTTTTTGCGAAGAAAAATTTTTTGTTGTGGGATAAAATCTAACACCAAAAACGTCTGGTAATAATTGAACACCATTATTTTCAAAAGTCATACCATTTAGAGACTCTGGACTAGTTACAAGATCTTGTGGTAACATGCTAGATTTGAATATTTGAATCACCCTATTTAGAGCAATAGAATCATTTTTATTTTTGGGTACTAAATTGAAATTAAAAGAAAATTCTCTAAAACCAACTCCAGAAAAAGTTGAAGTCATAAATGGATTTTCTATTTTATTTTCATTATTCGTAAAAACTGCCCTAAGACCGGGTTTACCTTTTAAAGCCAATTCTGCTGCAATATTGAAAAAATTGGAACTATTGAAAGAACCTACTCCTTTTTTCAAAATTCTTGTAGCATTGGATCTGATTTCATCGAATTTTTCACCACTTATATTACCTCGCAATGAACCTACAGCAGCAGCTCCCACTGCACCGAATGATGAAGTATTATAACTCACATTCAATCCATCATTTAATTCTAAAGGTATAGGCAATGCAATAAAACCCTTTAATATCTTTGAATTTCCGGATCTTCTTTTTTTAATTGTAAATACACAAAATTTAGCACTTTCTCCTCCTGCGTTTGAGAAAATTAAATCAGAAGGAAATCTAGCAACATATGTAGAATCACCACTATCTGAAATTGGTAAATCAGTGACAATGTTTTTTAGTTTATCAGTCATTGATAAAGTCATGTATTTCCTTATAGAATTTTTTGTTGTAATATATATTTAGTATGGCTTACAAAGGAAAATATAATATAAAAAATATAAAAAAATATAAAGGTGATCCCACTAATGTTACATATCGTTCATTGTGGGAAAGAAAATTTATGAAATATTGCGATGAAAATTTGAATATTATTGAATGGTCCAGTGAAGAAATAATAATACCTTACCGATCTCCAATCGATAGAAAAATACACAGATATTATCCGGATTTTTGGGTAAAACTAAGAAGAAATGATAAAAAAATAGAATGCTTTTTAATTGAAATAAAACCAAAAAAACAAACAATTCCGCCCAAAAAACCTTCTAACATGACACAAAAATATATTAAAGAAGCATATACATATGGAATAAATGAAGCAAAATGGAATGCAGCAAAAGAATATTGTAAGGACAGAAATTGGAAATTTGAAATTATTACAGAAGATCATTTATTTAACTAAATATAGATATGGCAAAAGAAACGTTTTCAGATAAATTAAAAAAATTAATAAGAACCAGTCAGGGTACTCAAAAAACTAAAGACGCATCAAAATGGCTAAAAAGAAGAATCAGAAGCATTTCAACCGGACTAACAAATCGTTTTTCACAAATAAAAAATGCAGATGATTTTTACAGAAAAAATGATAAAAAAACTATATCATATGTAGAACCTGGTGTAATGGCTACTTATTTTTATGATCCCAAATGGAAAAATATATTACCTTATTATGATAGATTTCCTTTAATTTTATGCGTAAAAATGTATAAAGATGGATTTTTAGGATTAAATTTTCACTATCTTCATCCAGTAATGAGAGCAAAACTAATGGATTCTATTGATAAAATTAATGAAATCAATTGGAACAATGTTTCGAAAATAAAACAAATTAGGCCAACGGTAAAAAGATACCTATACAAACACATAACATCAAAGGTAGTTATTTTAAATGATGAGGAAAAAGAATTAGCATTGTTTTTACCACTTGAAAAATTCGAAAAACAAGACAAAAAAACTGTATGGAAAGATAGCAAAGGAATGATATAATGCCCATATCTATCAGCGAATTTAGAACAAAGATAAATCTAAATAAAAGTGTTACTCCTGTAAACAGGTTTGAAGTAAGATTTAAAAATAGTTTAAATCAAACGTATAATCCAGAAAACCTAAGTTTTTTTTGTGAAATTGCAGAATTGCCGGGTAGGAATTTATTAACTACAGAAGAAAGAATGTACGGACCAATAAGAAAAATTGCTTATGGCAGCTCTTATGTAGAAACCAATATGACTTTCTTATGCACAAACAATGGAATGTTGGAAAAAAGATATTTTGATGAATGGATGGACAATATCATACATCCAACATCATTTGACACTAATTACTATGAAAATTATACAAAAGAAATAGATTTAAGCATTTTTACAGAAACAAATGAATTAGTATATTTCTGTACATTCTATGAAGCATATCCAACTCTAGTCAGTGGAATTTCATTAAACGCTGCAGCAAAAGATGATTATGCTAAAATAAATGTAACTTTTTCATATAGATATTGGTTGAGAAATAGTGATCAAAATACAAATCTTGATACTATTTTAGATACCAATTTT